TATAAATTCAAATTAGTTGAAGATGTTTTACCTGGAGATAAATTGGTAAAATACGATATTACTGATGGTATTGTTGAAATAGAGGTAACAAATATAGAAATTTTAGAAGAAGATGTTGAAATTGTAACTATAAATGTAGAGCAATCAGACGTTTATATTTCAAATGGATTAATTTCTCACAATAAAGGAACATCCACACAGCCATACATCCCATCAACGGGATTAAGAATGTATGTAGACCCATCAAAAGCTCAATCATTCCCATCGCAAACATTACCTTCAACGGGCACACCAATTGTCGATTGGTTGGACTTGAGTGGGTGGGGGACTGGTATTAGACCAAGAGCACAAGCTCCGTTGGCAGCCGGTTCAAACCCTTCATACAATGCAGGAGTAACTAGAAAAGAAAAGTATTACGCATTTAATGGTACTGACCAAGCTTTTTATAAAGATTCATCATCTAATATTAATGGTGGTATATCTCAATTCAATGTAACGGCTGGTACATTACATATGTGGATTAGACCTACAACAACTTTAGGAACATCGACTAGAAGATTATTTGACTATAACGGATTTTATGGTATGGCCGTAGAATCAACCGATAACTCAACTTTGAATAGATTAAAATTCTATTCATCAACATTGGGAGATTCGGCACAAGTAACAACATCTCTTTCTTCAAATGTATGGTATTTGATATCAGTAGCATTTGGAAGTGGAACTGCACCACAATTTTATGTTGATGGTGTAGCAGTTGGTTCATTAAGTGCATCGGCAACAATAACGGCACCCGCCTCATCTGATTATGTAGTAATCGGTGGAAATGATGGATTTACATCGTTTTGGAATGGACAAATCGGGCCTGTATTGTTTTACAACATTAAACAAACTTTAGCACAAGTTGACCAAGTTTATGATTATTTCTCACCAACATATAAATAAACTATTTTTGTTGTTTTGAAATAAAAGATTATATTTATAGTAGACATTAAAAATTAAATAAGCATAAAATGGCAGAAAAATTAGTATCACCAGGAGTTTTCACAAAAGAGAACGACTTATCATTTTTACAACAAGGTGTAGCAGAAATAGGGGCGGCATTCGTTGGTCCATTCTTAGAAGGACCATTAGTTCCAACTATCGTTAATTCTCAAGCAGATTTAGAAACATGGTTTGGTAAAGCCGATGGAACATATTACACACCATTAGCAGCTCAAAGTTATTTGAGAGAAGCGGGTAGTGCAACTATTTGTAGAGTAGCAGGTGTAGGCGGATATGTAGAAACAGCTCCATTGTTGTTAACCGCTCAGCATAGTAGCTCAGCAGGAATAGTAACACAATCATTAGGTATTCTTTTCAATAGTGTATCTTCATCGAATGGCGGATTCGCAACTGCATCTGTAGTATCATCCGATAATGGTGCTGGTGATTTTGTAATCTCAAATGTTTACACATCTCCAGTTTCAGCATCATTAGATTTAAGAGATACAAACGATATTGAAGCAGTATTTGGTACATCTCCATTTGGTTCTAAAAAACCTTATGTATATGGATTCTTTAAAAGTTCTTCTTTTGCTAATGTTAGTATAACATTTGATTCAAATGTAACTGCATCTGTGACTCCGTTGGATAACCAAGAATTTACATTTAATGCACAAGAGGCATTAACACCAATGATTAAATCACAATTAATTGCTGGTGAAAGAACTCCATTATTTCAATTCGAAACAATCGGAGCAGGTAACGCAGCAAACAACAAAATTAAAATAGGTATTTCAAATATTAAAGCAGCTGGTTCAGTAAATGGTACTGATTATGGTACATTCACTGTAACTGTAAGAGCATTTGGAGATACAAATAAAAAGAAGAGTGTATTAGAAACATTCGCAAATGTAAACTTAGACCCTAATTCTTCAAACTATATTGCAAGAGTAATTGGTGATAGAAAATTATCAATTGATACCACTGGTAAAATTACAACAACAGGTGATTGGGTAAATCAATCTAAATATATTAGAATTGCAAATTTAAACGAAGGAGCTCCTGTACAGGCAGTACCTTTTGGACACGCCGCATATCAATTACCAATAGCTGCAAACACAACGTTATCGAACCAAATTCCAACAGTAACATTTGTAACTGCATCGGCAACACAATTTGGTGGTATAGATTTAGATTTTAACGTAAATAACTCAATTTACTTAAAACCAATTCCTAAATATGCAACTGTTGGTGCAAACGTTGACTTTGGTTTGGATGTAACGAATGGTGGTTCTTTATCATTAGCAACCGCAGGAGCAGCAGCACAATTTGTTGTAGCATTCCAAGAAGGTTTTGATGGTATGAACCCAGCAACTCCAATCTACAAAGGTTCTGATATTTCAGCTGGAAACTCACAAGGTTTTAACTTAACAAATTCTACATCTTCTGGTTCGGTAGCATATATGAAGCACATCAACGCATTATCAAATGCAGATGAGTGGGATATTAATATGATTGTTGTACCAGGTGTAAATAAAGCAGACCACTCATATGTTCACACAGCAGTTGTTGATATGGTTGAGCAAAGAGCAGATGCATTCTTTATTACTGAAATGGGAGATTCTGATTATTCATTATCATCTACTGTAACTAAAGCAGGTGAGTTAGATACTAACTACGCAGCAACTTACTATCCTTGGATTAAGACAATTGATATTAACACAAACAAATTAGTAACTGTTCCACCATCAGTATTGTTGCCAGCAGTATTCGCAGCAAACGATAGAGTAGCAGCAGAATGGTTCGCACCAGCAGGTTTAAATAGAGGTGGTTTAATCGGAGCAGTAGATGTATTAGATAGATTAACTCAATCTGAAAGAGATACATTATACGAAGCAAAAGTAAACCCAATCTGCCAGTTTCCAGGACAAGGTATTGTAGTGTGGGGACAAAAAACATTACAAGATAAACCTTCAGCATTAGATAGAATCAATGTAAGAAGATTATTATTGACTGTTAGAAAGTATATCGCTTCAACTTCTAAGTATTTAGTGTTTGAGCAAAATACATCAACGACTAGAAATAGATTCTTAAATATCGTTAATCCTTATTTAGAATCAATCCAACAAAGACAAGGTTTATACGCTTTCAGAGTAGTAATGGATGAAACTAACAACACACCAGATGTAGTTGATAGAAACATTATGAAAGGCGCTATTTACTTACAACCAACTAAGACAGCTGAATTCATTCAAATTGATTTCAACATCTTACCAACTGGCGCAGCGTTTAACGGATAATTTTAAAAGTAGATATTTATAATCTTACCAACTGGCGCCGCTTTTAACGGATAATTTAAAAAATAGATATTTATATAAAGAAACAATTAAATAGAGAAGAAAATGCCAGAAGTATTAGAGTTTGATAAAATGTTCTATACCAACTTTGAACCAAAGTTAGGTAACAGATTTATAATGGAAATCGACGGTATAGAATCGTATATGATAAAAACGGCTAGTAGACCAACTTTCACTTCGGAAGTAGTTGAATTAGACCATATCAACATTAAAAGAAAAATTAAGGGTAAATCCACTTGGGATGATGTTAACATCACTCTTTATGACCCAATTGTACCATCAGGTGCACAGCAAGTTATGGAGTGGGTTAGACAATCACACGAATCATTAACAGGTAGAGATGGATACGCAGCTTTCTATAAGAAAGATATCACTTTCTACTTATTAGGACCAGTAGGTGATAAAGTAGAACAATGGACTCTTAAAGGAGCATTTATTTCTTCGGCAAACTTTGGTGAATTAGACTGGTCTTCAAATGACCCATTATCGATAGAATTAACTTTAAGCTATGATTACGCAATTCTTGAGTACTAATCTCTAATTGTAAAATTTAAAATAGTAATTTTTTAAAAGGGGGTAGATTTTCTACCCTCTTTTTTTATGTCTTATTTAGAATGATTATAAATTTCAAAAATATTTTAAAAAAGGCTTGACTTTTATAGCAAAATGTATTACCTTTACTATGTAATAAGAGTTAAACATAAAACAAATAGAGTTATGAACATTTCAGAATTATCAAATTTATCAGTAGCAGAATTAAGAAACATCAATCAGATTGTTGTTGAATTAATCAAACAAAAGCGTAACATCGAATCACTTCAAAAGAAAGTGGGTTTAAGTGTGGGTATGAAAGTGACTGTTAATCACTCGAAGTTGCGTGGTAAAGAGTTGTGGGTTAATAAGATTAACCGAACTAAAGCTACTCTAAGTGTAAAGAGTGGTGGTGTGTTTATCGTTCCAATTTCTTTGATTGAATATTAATTCTTAAATAAATAAAATATGGAAATGTTAGATGTAAGAGGTATGAGTGTGAATGAGTATTGTAACTTCGTTGAGGGTAGAGCCATTCATTTGGGAGTTAGTTCAATGGATTTGAATATTCAGTATTGTGAGATAGGTTTGATTGATTGGGAGATGTATGAAAGAGCTAAGGCTGAATTGTTAGAACGTAGGAAATATAGTTAAAATGGTATTTGAATAATTTGGAAAGGAGAGCAGAAATGTTCTCCTTTTTTTTATTTTATATATACTTATATATAAACAACAATTTAGTTATTATTATGGAACAACAAAACGTAGAACAACAAGTTACCAGAGGATTAGGAAATCAACAAACTGCACAATCGCAAACAAAATCATTTCCTTTCCCAACAGAAGTTATTAGTTTACCATCTAAAGGATTGGTTTACCCTGAATCATCTCCACTATCTAAAGGAGAAATTACAATTAAATTAATGACAGCTAAGGAAGAAGATATTCTTACATCTACAAATTTGATTAAGAAGGGTATTCAATTGGATAAATTATTAGAATCGATTGTAGTAGAGCCGGGAGTTAATGTAAACGATTTGGTAATTGGTGATAAAAATGCTATTTTGATTACATCTCGTATATTAGCATTTGGGCCAGAATATATTACTAAAATAGTTGACCCATTTGATTCGGAAGAAACAGAAGTTAATATCGATTTAACTACAATAAAAGTAAAAGAAATAGATGAATCATTGTTAAATAGACAAAACGAATATAGTTTTGTACTTCCTAATTCGAAAACATCTATTAAATTTAAGTTGTTAACTCACGGTGATGAAATAGCAATTAATAAAGATATTGAAGCATCTCAAAAAACTTTAAAAACATCAAACGAAATTACTACAAGATATAGAAGAATGATTGTAGAAGTTGATGGTAATAGAGAGTTTGGATACATCAGCAATTTCGTTTCAAATAGATTATTGGCCGGAGATTCAAAAGCAATAAGAAAAGAGGTAAATAGAATTACACCTGATTTAGACCTTACATTTGATTATACATCCCCAATAACAGGTGAGACGGAGGCACTAAGAATCCCCTTTGGGATTGGGTTTTTTTACCCTGCCGACTAATTATTCGGTTATTCTCCATCAAAAGATTTTTCAAATGGTTTACTATGCCAATGGTGGATTTAATTGGCATGACCTTTACTATATGCCTATCAAACTTAGAGAGTTCTATTATAGAGAACTTATCAAAGCTAAGGATAAAGAAAAAGAAGAGATGGATAAGGCTACATCTAAATCAAAAGCATCAAGTAGAGTTAAAAGGAGATAAATTAATTAATTGTTTATATTTATAGATAAACATAATAGGAAATTCATGTCAAAAAAAATATTAGTAAAAGAAGGCGCTCTTACCAAATTTTTGCAAAGTTTTTTTATTGCAAAAGCAAAAGGTAAGGAAGATGAGTTTAATAATAAATTATATAAGGCCAGTCCTGAAGTTGCTGAACTATGGAATGATTTAAGCAAAACTATTGATAATAATGTAGCTAGGCAATATAAATGGATGAAATCTAAAGGATATTCCACAGCAGATTTAGATGATTTTATAAAAAAATACAATATTGACGTTTCTTAAATTAGAGTAAGTTGGCTAAATCTAAAAAAACTTTACAGGAAAATCAGTCGCAACTCAAAGCCAATAAAGCTGAGCTGAAACAATTATATGCTCTTGATAATTCAATAAACGATACTCAATTTGCAAGACTTGAACTTTTAGAAAAAGAAAACGCATTATTAGAAAAAAATATAGCTTCGCAAAAAAGGAATAAAAAAGCAATAGAAGATAGCGCTAAAGCTATTAGAGAGAATAATAAATTTTTAAACGATACTGAAGATATATTAGGTAGTATAGCTGATAAAGTTGGTAAACAACATAACTTATATAAAGAAGGTGAAAAGTATTTAGAAAGACAAAAAAAGAGTTTATCAAGTATAGCCACCCTAACCGAAAGTGTTGCAGACCCAAAACTTTCTAAAGCAGCAGAAAAAGCTACGAATGCTTACAAAATATACCAACAAAGTGTAGCTCGTGTAGCAGATAGAACGGCTATGACTGGTAAACAACAGGAAGAAGCCAATGTAGCCATAGCAAGAGCAAGGGCTGAATTTGATGCATCAGTAGCCGCTTTATCTCAAATGGGCGATAACGGTCAGCAAGTATTGGATACCTTAAATGAAATGGCTGATGAAACTGAAAAGTTTGCCAAAAGTGTTACAGCCAGTACTAAAGAATTTAATGCATTAGATAACGTTATGGGTAGCTTCTCCGGACTACCCGCTATGAGTGAACTTAATACATTATTAAAAACTAATATAAAAGATACAGTTGCATTTAAAGCGGCTGTATTTGCATTAGGAGCGGCATTGGGTAAAGCAGCATTTGATTACTTTGGTGCTCCAATTAAAACTGCTATGGAGCAGTATAAGCAAAGCGCACAAAATAGAATTGATACTGAAGCTAATATTGGAAAACTTCAAGTAGATGCACAATCTATACCAAAACAAATAGAACAAGAAAGATTAGAAGCGAGAGTTAATGCCGAAGGTGACATTCAACGATTACAACAAGAAGCAGCATTCGCCGGA